TAGATGAATGTACAGACCCTTATGAATGTGAATTTATAAGGATACAGCATGGGGGAATATATTTTCCAAACGAAGCAGATAAGCTATACACATGGAAAGAAATCAAAGCTAAAAATGTAGATATAACAAATGGTGAGCATTGTGGAGACATGACTGCAAGTTTGACAGAAAACTTACAAGTCTTAGAAGACAAGATGATTCAAAGGAAACCGAATAAATGGCAGAATTTTGATGGTTGGTGTTCTCACCAAAATTCAGATAACAAAGAGTATTTTGAGAAACTAGGAGAAAGAAAATGACAATGACTAAAATACAAGAAAAACAAAACAATGAACTTAGACTTGCAAGTGCGATGAACAAGTTTCAGGAGTTGGCTATAAGTGCTGTAACTAGTGGGAACAACCCTCACTTCAAATCGACATACTCAACACTAGCCGATGTGATTAAAGCATGTAGGCAGGGCAATCAGTTCGGTCTTTTCTTTACACAACACACCATTGAAAAAGAAGGTAAGTGTTATGTAAAGACTGTTGTCAGACACATCAATGACACAGATACCTATGATGCATGTCTAGCTGTGCCTTGTGCAAATTTGACTAATGCACATCAGTTGGGTTCAGGTATCACTTATGCAAAAAGGTTCACCTTACAGTCTTTGTATGGATTACCTTCAGAAGATGATGATGGTAATGGCGCAGTCGCTTCACCAACGATAAACCCACAAGTGCAAAACGAGATTAACAAAAACAACATAATGTAGGAGTAGTAAATGAGTATGGATGTAGATGATATAATGAGACAAGTCAATGATATCGAAAGCAACAGTCAATCAGATGTCATGAATGGAACACTTAACGACCCATTCAATGATTCAGATAGGATTGTCAAAGTCGGTACGATTGATGATGGAACTGTCGAGACATATCGAGATAAGAATACAGGTGAGACTGTTACCAAAGAAGGCACAAACATAATTGTCGTTGAAAAGACAAGTGCAACAGGTAAAAAGTATCATCGTGTTTTTGCAGAGATAGGATTCTTGACACCTGCACAAGCAGGTAAGAATTATCAGATGGCAGGTGCTATGAAAGTCAACTGTAAGTATGACCATCAGATGTATGCAACTCAAAAAGAAGGCACATCTGAAAAGACAGGCAAACCTTATAAGTTTATTAGCTTGGCACTATATGAAAATGATGGTATAAATAAAAATGGAAAGGATGTATCTGACCCCTCAATACCTGAAGGTACACCTTTCTAGTTTTCATATATACACTCTTAGAAACGAGGTCATAATCGTTTCTCCTCGCAGGTGGGTTTTTGATTTTTCCCCCACCTGCACCACAAACTACAAAGGAGCAAATAATGGATAGAACAAAAGGTATAGGTGGGTCTGATGCTAAGAAAATTGTCGATGGCAGTTGGCATGATTTATGGCTCGAAAAAACAGGCAGGAAAGAACAAGATGACCTGTCAGAAATACTTGCAGTACAAATAGGTGTTGCAACAGAGACATTGAATTTAGATTGGCTACAAAGAATATTAGTCAAAGAGAAACATCAGCACACACAAATCAAAAGAGATGTAACACTCGAACCCAAAGATTTCATGATGTCGCATTTAGATGGATACATTGAAGATGCAAATATCGTAGTAGAAGCAAAACACACTTACGAACATAACAACCTGCTCAATGTCGCTGAATACTATTACCCTCAGCTACAACACTACATGATGCACTCAGGAGCTTCTGAGACCTATCTTACAGTCTTTTTTGGCAACAGGTCACATGATTGGACATCGATAGAATCCGACCCTGAATTTCAACAAACACTCTACAAAGCTGAGATGGCATTTTGGAAATATGTACAAGAAGATAAAGAGCCAACTCAATTCATGCAACCTATTGAACAACCCAAAGAAATAAAATTAGATGGCATGAGAACTTTGGATATGACAGACCATAAAGAGATGAACAATCTTATTGAATCACTTCAGCAGGTCAAACCTTATGTAGCGAAACATAAAGAGATTGTGACTGACATAAAAAGTCTTGTGCCGGATGATTGCAGGAAAGCAATTGGCAATGGCATTGTCTTATCAAGGAGCAAGAAAGGTACATTGACTTTGCGAGAAAGTCTAGGTGAGTAGTTACTCACCATTACCGAGTAAATTTTTTAGGGAGAACTGCCAACCTGACTTAGACATCAACCCCATCTATGGAATCACACATAGACCCATAAGTCAGGAGACAAGACTAGCTATGATAAATGAGATACACCAAAAAAAAATACCTGTCGAAGCAAAAGTTAATTCAGGTAAAAGTGGCATCAGGCAAGTCAAGGCATGGAGAATACCTTTGAATACAGACATAGCAGAGACTTTGAATTACATTATTTTAGACCTCAACGAAATCTACAACTACAGACTTGCTTGTATACAAGACATTCAATACTTGGAATATCAAGCAGGTGACTTTTATGATTGGCATACAGACATAGCTGATGGCATTAGCTCACTTAGAAAGATAAGCATGTCCTATGTAATCAATGATGATTTCGATGGTGGTGAACTCGAATTTTTTCATGGTGGTGAAAAGATAATTATAAATGCAACAAAAGATTCTTTGATTGCTTTCACAAGTTTTATTAATCACAGAGTTCATAAAGTAACTCGTGGTGTTCGTAAAGCATTAGTTGTGTGGGTCAATGGAGAATCGTGGAGATAACAAATGGCAGAAGAAATAATGAAACATGAAATCAACAAACATACTGAGACAGTTATCAGTAGACTTGATGAGACAAGAAACATGCTCAAAAAAGATTTACAATACAATCAGAAAGTTTGGAATGATTTATTGCATGGTCAAGAATGGGATGAGAGAACTTGTGAGTTGAGTTGTCAATACATCAAAGCAATGTGTGTCCTGACCGATGCAATCAACAAGCTAAGTCAGATAAAATTGACACCAAATCAGCAAAAAAAGTAAAAAAAACTTTTTTTTTCGGTATTGCATCATACTCTCAGTATGGTATACTTAAGGTATAAATTAACTAGGAGAAATTATGACAAACGTAAGAAGAACATACAAACTCATAAATAATCAAACAGGTGAAACTGTTAGAACTTTTCATGCAGGTTGTAAGCAAAGTAGAATCAGCATGGTAAAAAATATGATGGAGAGAAAAAATAATACAACATATACATTAAAATGGTTCTACAACATGGATGAGCTATATCCACATGAAATCAGAGAACTTGATAGAAGGTTTAAAGAAGGTAAGGTACAAAACATAGGCATGTAACAAATGGTGTGGGTATCACCTTAACTACCCAAAAATAAATAGGAGAAACATTATGAAATATTTACTTAGTCAAAAAATATCAGAACATCTTTACGATGCTAAAGAGTATTATGATAGACTTAACAAGCACTTTAGGACAATCGGACATGACAGAAGGGTCGGTACTTATGATGAGACTAAAGTTGTTGTAAAGAATGCTTACAGAGTGTTTTGGTGTAATGCTCTCAATCAGAAATCAGCTACTAATAAATTTATTAAGATTCTCAAAAAGAACAAAATAGATTTTGAAATAGATTTCTACAAAGATTGTATTACAGGAAAAAAAGATAAAACTAACAAATTCATAACACATAAAGTTGGAGCATCTCGTTCTGATTTTAGTTTGGGAGATGTAAACCCAAATCAAGAATATGAATATGCAGTTCAAACACCTGAAGGCAACAAAACATTTATGGATGAGAAATCATTCAGAAAATTTATGAAACAAGAACATGGAGAAATACAATGATAGACAATGTAAAAATAATTAATCACTTGATTGATAGAATCAAAAAGTATAAGTCAGGTAAATCTAAGATTACTGATAAGTGTCACAAGTCTGATGTCGAGACACTTGAATGGTACAAAAAACATTTAGGTGAAAATGTCAGATAACATAAATCATCCGAAGCATTACACACAAGGTAAGATTGAAGTAATAGATTTTATCTTAGACCAAAACATGAACTACCTACAGGGAAACACAGTTAAGTATCTCTGTAGGTACAAAGATAAGAATGGATTGGAAGATTTAAAAAAGGCACAATGGTTTCTAAACAAACTCATCGAGAAAGAAAGTGAAGCATAGGTCAGACTTTGCAAAAGACCTAATCACAGGTCAGCTCGGAGAACAAGATTATAGTAAAGAAGTCATAGACTGTATGTCAGGTGACATCGAAATTAAATCAGAGCAAGACACATGGAAGGAGACAGGAAACATGTTTGTGGAGTTTCAATCACGAGGTAGAGATAGTGGGATTGCAACAACACAAGCTGACCATTGGGTCGTATCGTTTTATCTTAAAAACAAACTCTGCTTTACATTATCGATACCAACAATCACAATGAAAAAGATTGCTAGGAAATATTATAATTTAGGCAGGATAACAAATGGTGGTGACAACGATACATCAAAAGGTGTTCTTGTACCTATCAGTTCGGTTTTATATTTCAACTACGATAAGGAGCAAACATGAAAGATAAAATACTAGAAATGTATGATGATAATAAAGACCTTTTAAAGTCTGTGGCATTTATCTCAATAATAGCAATATTTTGGGATATTGTGCTATAATCATATAAATTTCTCCGATACGAGGAGCTAGAACACCCCATTTTAGCTCCTTTTTCGTTTCTAGGTACTATCATACCCCCCTAAATTTACAAAAGATTATAAAGCTTCTGTGCAGGAGAATGACAATCCATACAGAGATGTCCTGTTTGCATCCCATCCTAATTCATTGCTGTCCATTCTCATGACAGCTTTAGTGTTTGAATAGGTGACAACATCATCATCTGTCAAGGCAGTTTTGAGTGGTGGCTCAATCTGTAAGGTCGCATTTCCTGAACTGTCTGATGTGATGTCAGCTACAATCATGTGAAGTTTAGATGATGCACCTGAACCGAACTGTACATAGTCTCCTTTTTTAAATTCTGTAGAACTTGCAGTACATCCATCGACAATAACATCAAATGCACCTATAGCATGGTCTCCATTGACTGATATAACTGTAGTAGCAGAACCTTGTATGGTTTTACCATCAGGGTCTCCAAGTAAAAATGTACCGAACCTGCCATTGAGTTGCATGTAAAAAGATTGCCATGCACCTGCATCGGCTCTGCTCATAGGTGGTAAAGTAACAGTTGTTTGCCAAACTGCACCTGTGTATTTAGCGACTTGTTGTGAATAAGTAAATGGTGATTGTGTATATCCTACTGTTCTGACTATTGTCCAATTACTTGTCACAAAGTTTGAAGGAGATGTTGGTAATGATAAAGGATATGTTGCTTCTGCCATTGTTAAGCTCCGAATGTTCTAGCAAATGCACCACCACGACTTCTTGTCTCTGCTACTGCATTTATTGTTTCTTGTTTTATGGTAGGCAGTAGGTTGAGTACCTCAGCACGAACAGTCGGCACAATGCCTGTTGAGAATGATATATTCTGATTTACAGTAACACCACCACCCATCTGATTG